CGCCCCGGCCGAGACGGAGGGCGCGCCATGAAAACCGTCCGGATCCGCGCGGTATTTGACTCCGTTTGGATGATCGAGCAGTTGCTCTACGAGTCCCGCCTCGGCCTCCAGAACTACGCCGGATGGGGACCGCAACACTGGCCGCCGACCGACCACCTCGGGTACGTCGGCCGGTGGTTGTGCCTCGATCTATGGACCCGCACCGCACAACGCGAAAGAGGAGAAACGCCATGACCCACGCCGCCCTGGCAACCAACGCCCCCGACGCGATCGGCCTGGTGATCCCCGCGGCGATGATCCTCGGCGCCTGCGCCGTCGGCGCCGCCCGAGGACTCGCCCGACGGATCCGCACGCCGGACCGCCCCAAACGACACACCCGAGACCGAAAGGACCGCCGATGACACCGCAGACGACAACCGAGATCCTGATCGGGGCCCTGGCGTTTCAGGGGATCCTGATCGTCGTGCTGGACTGGCGACGGAGCACCTGGAAACGCCGGGCCACCGGCCGCGACCCGATGGGCCTGGCCGAGCGGATCGCCCTGACCGAGGGCGACCTGATCGCCACGCGGGCCGACCGCGACGCCCTGCAGGCCGAGATCGACCGCCTCGACGCCGTGGTCCATGCCCCGGGCGATGATGCGGCGACCGTCGATGCGGCCTTGGCCATGATCGACCGGGCCGAGACGGCCCTGGGCCGGGCGCTGGGCGAGATCGTCACCTGGGCGACGTGCCCCGAGTGCGGGCGGTTGATCCGCTGCACGGGATTCCCCTCGCCCAACGGGGCGTGCGACCACTGCCAGCGCGTCGTGACCGAAAGCGAGATCGAGACCGCCGACCCGATCCTGCGCGAGGCCAAGTTGCTCGCCCACGTCGCGACGCTAACCGACGAACGGAACGCCGCCATGTCGCGCGAGGGGGCGACGTTTCACCTGCCCGAGCGGGCCCAGGCCGTAATCGACGAACACGGCCGATGCGTGGTCCACCCGGTCATCGAGTCGGCCGACGGGTCGGTCCGCCTTTTCGACGGCACCTGGGAGGTCGAGTAACCCATGGCCCGGCGACCCGATCGAGATCATGACGCCGCCGGGCGGGCGATCGACGCCTGGCTTGCCGACAAGGCCCGGGCCACCCGCGAGGCCTACGCCGGCGACCTGGCCGACCTGGCCCGCCACCTCGGCGTCGCGACGGTCCAGGACGCGGCCCAAGCCCTCCTGGCCGGCGGGCGGGCCGAGGCCCTGGCGATCGTGAGGTCCTACCAGCGGGCCCTGGCCGACCGGGCGGCGGCCGGCACGGTCAACCGGCGGATCGCCTCGATCAACTCCCTGACGCGGACGGCCCAGGACCTCGACCTGGTCGACTGGCGCCTGACGGTGGCGCCGGTGCCGGCGACGGTCCTCCGCGACACCCGCGGGCCGGACCCGGTGATCGTCGCCCGGATGTTCGCGATCGCCAAGGCCGCCGGCGGCCTGGCCGGCCGACGCGACCGGGCGATCCTGGCCCTCCTGTACGGCGAGGGCCTCCGGCGGGGCGAGGCCGGGGCGATGAACCGCGGCGACGTGGACCTCCGCAAGGGCCGCCCGGCGGTGATCCGGATCCAGGGCAAGGGGCGCCGCGACACGCAGATCGTCCCGATCAACGGCTCGACGCGCTCGGCCCTGGCCGCCTGGCTTGACATGCCGGCCGGCCTCGAGGACCCCGCCGATCCGCTCTTTGTCCCGCTCGACAACGGCCACCGGCACGACCGGCGACTCGGCCCCGGCGGGATCGCGCGGATGGTCGACCGCGTCAGCCGGGCCGCCGGCTTTCGCACCACGCCGCACGGGTTGCGCCACGCGGCGATCTCGGCCATGATCGGCCGCGGGGCGCTGATGCCGGACGTCCAGAAGTTCTCGCGTCACAAGGATCTCAGGATGCTCGCGGTGTACTACGACCAGACGATCGCCGTCCGCGTCGAGCTCGGGGCGGCGATCATGGAGGGGATGCTATGATTGCGCCCGGCCGGCAAAACGGGCGAGGGGCGCTTAATTTGTATTATGGCGCGCTGGCGCACGGACCGCGCGCGCGCCGCGGCGCCGACGGGCGGATCGTAAGGCCCGCAACGGTCGCGAGATCGGACGATCGGCGCGGGTGTGTAAGTTGTGCGCGCGCACCGGCCGGAGCGCGGGGGGCGCCCGATGGCATTTCAGGGCGGCAAACCTCGACAAAAACCGCCCGGAGAACCAAGGCAAAAGGTACTCCCAAGCCCGTCCCGAAACCTTGCGGTCCAGCAGCCCGCGCATTTTTGACACAGTCCGTCCGTCCGCCCCAGGCCACCACATGACAGGTCCCGCCACAATCCCCGCCCGCCTGACCGAACGCGAACGCGACCGCCGTCGCGTGGCCGCCCGCCGCGCCCTCGCCCGCGACCTGGTGATCCCGCCGATCGCCAACCCCCGCCGCCGCCGCCTGGCCGGCGACGACCCCCGCCTTTTCCTCGAGGTCTACTTCCCCGACACGTTCTACCGCGAGTTCAGCGAGAACCACGTCGCGATGATCGACGCCTTCCGGTCCTGCATCGACCTCGCCGGCTACCAGGCCGTCGCGGCCCCGCGTGGCGAGGGCAAATCCGAGATCGCCCGCGGCCTGGCCCTCTGGGCCCTCCTGTACGGTCACCGCCGCTTTGTGGTCCTGATCGGCGCCAACGCCGGCGACGCGATCCGCAACACCGGCAACATCCGCGACCAGGTCGAGACCAACGACCGCCTCGCCGCCGACTTCCCGGAGGCCTGCCACCCGGTCCGGGCCCTCGGCGGCGCCGCCCAGCGGGCCAACCAGCAGACCGTCGCCGGCGTCCGGACCCGCACCCGCTGGACCGGCGACATCCTCCGCTTCCCGATGGTGATCGACCCGGCGACCGGCCGGCCCTGGCCGGCGGCCGGGGCCCTGATCACCTGCCGCGGCCTCGACGCGGCGATCCGCGGCCTGAACTACAACGGCCAGCGCCCCGACATGGTGATCATCGACGACCCCCAGACCCGCGAGACCGCCGCCAGCGCCACCGAGATCGCCAAGCGCGAGCGGTACATCGACGCCGACGTGGCCCAGCTCGGCGGCCAGGACACCCCGATCGCGATCCTCCTCCTGGCGACGATCATCGCCCGCAACGACCTGGCCGACATCTACACCGACCCGGCCCGCAAGCCCGCCTGGGGCGGCCACCGTCACAAGCTCCTGACCGCCGAGCCGGACCGGGCCGACCTCTGGGACACCTACGTCGACCTCCGCCAGCGCGACGCGATCGCCGGCGACAAGACCGGCCGGACGGCCCACCGCCACCTCCTGGCCCACCGCGAGGCGATGCACGCCGGGGCGATCGTCTCGAACCCCGCGCGCTACTTCGGCGACCGCCTCCCCGACGGGACCCGCCGCCAGATCTCCGCGCTGCAGTTCTGCTACGACGTGATCGCCGACGACGGCCGGGCGGCCTTCGAGACCGAGTACCAGAACGTCCCGCCGGCCGACGAGGCGCCCGAGACCGCCGGGATCGACCTCGGGGCGGTGATGACCGCCACCGACGGCCTGGCCCGCGGGACCGTCCCGCCCGCCACCGACGTGATCACCGCCGCCGTCGACGTCCACGGCCGGCACCTGGCTTGGACGGTCCTGGCCGTCGCCGCCGGGGCCGGCTACGTCGTCGACTACGGCTCGACCCGCGTCCACTCCCCCCTCGAGGGCGCCCTGACCGACCCGGCCAACGCCCGGGCCCTCGATGAGGCGATCGTCGAGGCCCTGGCCGAGGTCCGCGACCAGTTCGCCGCCGGATGGCCCGAGTCGACCACCGGCGAGGTCCGACACCTCGACCTGTGCCTGGTCGACGCCGGGTACCGCCCCCAGGCGGTCTACGCCTTCTGCCGCACCGGCCCGCGCGGCCTCTACGTCCCGTCCAAGGGCTTCGGCACCGCCACCGGCCAGGCGAGGTATCGCCCCCCGGCCAAAAAGGCCCGGGGCCGTCGACTCGGCCGCAACTGGTTCTCCACCCGCCAGGCCGAGGCCCGGATCTGGCTGATGAACCTCAACGCCGACCACTGGAAGGAGACCGTCCACGCCGCGTTTCTCCTGCCGCGCGACGACGGGACCCCGCGCCCCGGGTCCCTCTCGGTATTCGGATCGGACCCGATCGCCCACCGCGAGTACGCCGACCAGGTGACCGCCGAGGCCCTGACGACCATCTTCCGGGGCGGCCGCGAGCTCACCTTCTGGGACCGCCGCCGCCGCGCCAACCACTACCTCGATACGACGGCGATGGCCCGCGCCGCCGCCGCGATCCGCGGGATCCCCGAGATCCCCGCCGCCGCGGCCCGCCCGGCCGGCCCGTCCGCCGCCGGCGCCGCCGCCAACCGCCCCCCGACCAAAAAACCCAAGATGAGCGAGCGCCAGAAGGCCAGGAGATCCCGCCGATGACCGACGCCGAGACCCGACACGCAATCGACGAAGTACTCGATGCTCGCTCCGACGGCTGCATCCTGACCGGCGACGCCCTGGCGATCCTGCCGATGATCCCCGCCGCGTCGATCGGGGCCGTCATTACGGACCCCCCGTATTCGTCCGGCGGGGCCTTCCGTTCCGATCGGATGCAACGCACAAACGAGAAGTACGTCATGACGTCCACGCTCCGCCAGTACGCCCAGTTCACGGGCGACAACCGCGACCAGCGCGCGTATGGGTACTGGTCGGCGCTCTGGCTTGCCCAATGCCTCCGGGCCGCCGTCCCGGGGGCCCCGTTGTGCATGTTCACCGACTGGCGACAGCTCCCCATCACCACCGACGCGCTCCAGGCCGGCGGGTGGATATGGCGTGGGATCGTCCCCTGGGACAAGACCCTCTCGACCCGGCCCGCGAAAGCCCGATTCCGCAACCAGTGCGAGTACGTCGTCTGGGGATCGGCCGGCCCCATGCCCGCGCCGCCCGCCGATGCGCCATGCCTGCCCGGCATGTTCTCGCACCGCGTCACCCAGGCCGACAAGCACCACATGACCGGCAAACCGACGGCGCTGATGCGGGACCTGGTCCGGATCACCCCGCCCGGCGGGATCATCCTCGACCCGTTCGCCGGATCCGGGACGACGGCCGTCGCGGCCAAGGCCGCCGGGTACCGCTACATCGCCGTCGAGTCCGTCCCCGCAAACGCCGAGACCGCCGCCCGCCGGCTCGACACCGTCCCCCGCCCCTTGTTCCCGCCCCAGGAGGCCGACGAATGACCGCCGGCGACGACTACCTGATCGACGACATCCTGGGCGGCCAGGACGCGGTCGACCCGCTCGAGACCGAGCACATGCCCGCCGCCGCCCGGTTCCGCCGCGCCGAGGCCCGCCGGCGGTTTATCCGCTTCCGCCAGAAACAGGCCCTCGGCGACGTGATGGACGGCCCGCCGGCGATCGGCGAATCGGTCCACCTGATCGGCCCGGGGACGTTCGATTTCTGGACGTGGGTCCCGGTGTTGCTGGACTGGATCGGCCGCACCGACCGCTTGTCGTGCTCGACGTGGACGACATCGCGGCCGAACGTCGTGGACCTCCTGGAGTTGTGGGACACCGGCCGGATCGGGACCGTCGACATCCTGACCGGCCTTTACTTCAAGCGCCGCGAGACGGCCAGTTACGCCCTCCTCCTCGACGGGATCCGGGCCCGCGGCGGCCGCTACCGCGCCTTCCTGAACCACGCAAAGGTCCTCCTCCTGGCCACGCCCGACGGCGGGATCTGCGTCGAGGGATCGGCCAACCTGACCGGCAACCCCCGCCTTGAGAACTACGTGATCACCCGCGACGCGGGCCTTTACCGATTCCACCGCGACTGGATGGAGGAGGCGCTGACGAAATGACGGACCCCCAGGCCACAAAACGCGAGATGGTCCTCCTGGTCGGCCCGCCCGGGTCCGGCAAGAGCACCCTCGCCGCCGACCGGTACGGCGGCGCCCCGATCCTTTGCCCCGACGACCCCGAGACGCCGTCGGACTTCCGCGGGTTCCTGGCCGCGGTCAAGGCCGCCCTGGCCGGCGACCAGAAACCGCCGGTGATCGTGATCGACCGGACCAACCCCCGCCAGGCCCAGCGCAAGAAGATCCTCGCCGCCGCCCGGGCCGCCGGGTACGCCACGCGGATCCTCTACGTCCCGACCCCCTCGGACGTCTGCCTCGCCCGGATCCGGGCCCGCAAGGGCCACCCGCTCCAGCCCCGGGCCGCCGAGCGGGCCGTCGCGCGGTACTTCGACGACCTGGTGGCCCCGACGGCCGCCGAGGCCGGCGCCCTCGAGATCGTCCGGACCGACGGCGCCGCGGCGGCCCCCGCCGCCGGGCCCGCCGAGCCCGCCGCCGGCGACGCGGCCGCCGCGGCCGAGCAGACCGTCGACCAGATCGTCCTCCTGATCGTCTCGGGCCTCCGCCCGTCGCGGATCCTGGCCACCGCCGGCGAAAAGCTCGGCCTCGACGGCCCGGCGGCCGCCGCGGCGATCGCCGAGGCCCACCGGCGGATCGCCCGGGCCGCCGAGTACAGCGCCCCGGCGGCCCTCGGCGAGTCGATCACCCGCCTGGACGACCTGTACTCGCGGTCCCTCCGGATCCAGGACGTCAAGACCGCCCTGGCCGCCCAGCGCGAGAAAAACCGCCTCCTCGGCCTCGGCCCGGTGGGCGAGGTCCCCGCCGGGGCCGATCCGGCCGCCGACGGCGACGGCCCGGCCCAAACAACGCCGGCCGAGCGGCGGGCGATCGAGTCCGAGCACCTCGCGGCGATCGTCCGGTCGATCGAGGACGTGATCGAGCCCCTGGCGTTGACCGACGACCCGCACCTGACCGACGCCGACCTGGTCCGCCTGGCCGGCGACGAGATCGCCCGCCTCCGCCGCAAGGTCAAACGCCCCAAACGCACCCGCAAGACGGCCAAGACCCCCGCGGCCAAAACGGCCAAACGACAAACCGCCAAACGAAAAACGGCACCCAAGAAAACGGCCGCGACCAAGACGGCCAAGCGAAAGGAAAAACGATCATGAGCAACCACGCCCCCAGCGGCCTCGACGTCCGGGCCTCCAAGCGGTTCGACCCGTCGCGCTACTGCCTCCACATCCTATCCACCCGCGACGAAGCCGACGTCGACGACATGACGCGGGCCCTTATCGTGGGTTCCGCGGGACTCGAGCGCCCCGGCTTCGTCAACGTGTCCGATGGCGAGGAAACTCCCGCCGCGGTGGTCCTCACGCAGGCCCAGGCCGAGACCCTCGCCGCCGACCTCCACCACCTCGGCGCCCTCGGTCCGGTGATAGGCCCGCCGACGCCCCAGGTGGGCGAGGTCCTCGAGGCGATCGCCGCGCCCGACGACCGCCTGGTCGCCGCCCTCCAGGCCCATATCGAGACGCTGACCAAGATCGTCGACCGGATGACGTCGTGGTCCTGGATGACAAACTTCCCGACCCCGAGACCGTGACGCTACGGGACGCCTGACCTTCAACCTTGACCCCGGAACCTTGAACCTCCCCGGAGACGCCACGGATGGCGAAAGCGAAACGACAACGGACCGAGGACCCCCCGGCCGGCCGGCGAGGCCGTCGGGGGCTAAAATGCCCGCGATGCGGGTGCAGGATGTTCCGGACCGCCACGACGGTCCCCCTGGCCGGCCAGGTCCGCCGCTACCGCGTCTGCCGCCACTGCGGCCGCCGGATCCGCACCCGCGAAACGATCGACAACGGATAAGGGATAGGGGGTAGGGGTTCGGGTGTAGCGGAAACGGCCTGAACGCCCTTGCACCGGCACAGCCGCCGGCGGTAGAATGACCGCGACCGGGACAACACAGGGTGTTGGCTCGGCGGCGATAATTAACCAGACAGCCCGCGATCGCTGGTGGGCGGGCAGAAAGGGAAATGGCGATGACTGACGAGCAACCCATTCTGTCCGGCGACGATTTGCGGGCGGAATACGTCCGATTGAAGGGCCTGGCAGAGCGACAGGCCGTGGAGATCGAGCGTCTGAAAACACTCGTTGCAGAGTTCTGCGAGGAGGTCGCCGTCCTGAAGCTGACCGTAGAGGACAGGGATTTGCAGGTCGCACAGGCGTCTGAGGAGATCGAGCGGCTGCGGGAGGAACGAGACGAAGCAACCAGTATTTGCCAAGCCTTGGCCGCCGCATCAGATCGAAGCGACAATTCGTGGGGTGGGTTACACGATGCTGCGCAGCGAGCGAGAATCTTGGTCCGCTCCCTCAAGCAACAGGATCGAGACTGCGAACGCGGCCTTGAGGCGATGGGGTTCCACCTCCAAGAACTCACGAAGGGAGACACGGCATGAAAAACCTGGGAGAACGCCATGGACTACGACGCCAAGTACGTCGCCCACGCCGAAGCCGAGATCCGCGCCGCGATCAAGAAGAACCCCGCCGCGGCCCCGTTCGAACGCTACGAGATCGACCCCGACGGCGGGACACTCGTCGTCAAGGACCTCCGGAACGAATTCTACCCGATCAAGATCCCCATCCAGGGCCTAGACGCCTTCGGGGACCCCGACAAGTCCGGAGCGGGAATGGGCACTTCCATACCCGCGCTCCAGCCCGTCGGCCGCCAGCCCCAAACGATCCTCGCCGACATCACGAAGCGGATCCGCGAACGCCTCGCCCCGCCGGTGCCGACGCGCCGGAACGACACGACCGACGACGCCGCCACAGAAACGGGAGCATAGCATGCTGGCGGAAACGACAACCCTCCTCGCCGAAGCCGCCGCCTGCGATCCGGGCGGCGCGACGGCCACCGTCTTGGCCTGGGCAACGGTCGCCCTGGTCGTGATCACGGGCGTTTACGTGGTCCTGACGTTTTGCATCGTCCGACAGATGAGGCGCCAAGCCGACACCATGGAAACCCAGGCGAAGGAAATGACCGCGAGAGAGCAACGCCGCGACGTCCAGGCCGTCCGGGCGATCCTGGCGGAACTGAGGGTCAACGCGTTCGCCGCGGTGGAGTGCCGGCAAAGGGGCCCGTTCCTGGCCGACGCCTACCCCGCCGGGCTTGCCGCCCTAGCCGCCGCGCACGCGTCGGCCGACACCCTCGCCAAGCTCGCCGATGCGCACGTCAGCGTGATCCGTTTCAACTCGGCGCACGCCACCCGGCATCAGGCCGCCGGTGGCGATCCCGAGGCGTTCACAAATAAGGCATGGGAAACCGCCGGAACGAACATCACCGCCGCATACGAGCGCGCCAAAGCCGACGAGGCGCTGATGGCGTACGTCGACTGGCCCGGGTACGCCACGCCGATCCCACCGATCAACTGAGTCCATCCGGGCCGTTTCCGGCCGTTCCTACCCTCTACACCCCACCCCCTCCGCCCTCGAAATCCGCCCCGACGGCGGATTTCGTGCTACATGTAGCACACTTGCCGCGCGGGGGCCGTTTTCCACTTGCCCCGGCCGTCTCCCCGCGCGAAAAACGTAGGTAGATCATGCTGGATCGAACAGGCCGGGCCTGGCGGGGCCGCCACTCCACCAGGCCCGGCCGCCGTTTTTTGGACAGCCCGAAAGGACCGCATGACCTGGATCGGACGTATTCGATGAGCACCGCGACGATCATCGCCGCGATCGAGGCCGCCCTGGAGGTGGGCGCCACGTCGGTCACCGACGAGAACGGCCGGACGGTGGCCTACGGGTCCCGGGCCGACATGCTCGACGCCCTGGCCCGCCTCTACGCCGGCCAGAACACCAGCTCCGCCGGCCGGGCCTTCGCGATCAACACCTTCAAGTCGTCGAGGGCCCGCTAATGGCCCGCCGCCGCGGACTCCTCCGACGCGTCGCCGACGCCCTGGTCGGCCGCGGCCAGGCCCCCCGCCCGATCGTCAACAAGATCGTCCGCAAGCCCGCAAACCAGCGCGGCGGCCAGGGCCGGTCGTATTACGACGCGGCGGCGTCCAATCGCTACACCGACACGCATTTCGCCGACGCCTCGATCCTGGACATCAACGCGATCGTCCGGGCCGACCTGGCGACCATCCGCCGGCGGTGCCGGTTCGAGTACGCCAACAACGGCTACGCTCGGGGGATCGTCGACACCCTGGCCAACGACGTCGTCGGCCCCGGCCCGCGGTTGCAGATCTCGGGGCCCGCCGAGACCACGGCCCAGCGCATCGAGGACGACTTCGCCGACTGGTCCGCCCGGTGCGACGCCGACGGGTCGCGCACCTTCGGGCAGATCCTCCGCCAGGCCGAGCAACAGATCGGCCACTCCGGCGAGGCGTTCATCGTCCTGGTCAACGACCCCGACGCGGCGCGCGGCGCCGTCTCGCTCCGGCTCCGCCTGATCGAATCGGATCGCGTCTGTTCGCCCTGGGCCCTCTACGGCGACCGGACCGTCCGCGACGGGGTCCGGTTCGACGACGACGGCCGCCCGTCGGGATACTACATCCTCAAGAACCACCCCGGCGACACGACCGGCGCGGCGAACCCCGCCGCCTACGACCTGGTCCCCGCCGACAAGGTGATCCACATCTTCGACCCCGACCGCCCCGGCCAGATCCGCGGGATCCCGCGCCTGGCGGCCAGCCTGATCCCGCTGATGCAACTGCGCGGCTACACCCTGGCCACCGTCCGGGCGGCACGTCGCGCCGCGTCGATCTCCGTCCTCCTCCACGCCAACAACGCCGAGATCGACGTCGAGGACGCCGAGGCCGACTTCGACGAGGTCGAGATCCCCGACGACTCGGCCATGACGATCCCCTACGGCTACGGCGCCACCGGGTTCGACGCCAAGCAGCCGACCGCCACGTACAAGGACTTCAAGCACGAACAGATCGCCGAGGCCGCCCGGCCGTTTCACATGCCGTACAACCGCGCCGCGGCCGATTCGTCCAACCACAACTACGCCTCGGGCCGCCTCGACGACCAGGGCTACCACCGTTTCGTCACCACCCGCCAGGCCGACCGCCGCGTCGACTGCAACGCCGTTTTCGACGCCTGGTATGCCGAGTACGCCCTGACCACCCGCGTCCGTCCGATCCTGCGCCCCGGCGCCGGGATCCTGGCCGAGTGGTACTGGCCCGGCCGCCAGCACGTCGACCCGGCCAAGGAGGCCAACGCCCAGCGGATCCGCCTCAACAGCCTGACGACCACGCTGAAGCGCGAGTACGCCCGCCAGGGCCTCGACTGGCGCCGCGCGGTCGACCAGATCGCCGAGGAACGCGAGTACCTGGCGACCAAGGGCCTGACGATCGAGGACGCCGCCCCGGCGATCGCCGCGGAAAACGCCGCCGAGGCCGCCGACGAGACCGCGGCCGAGTCCACCGAGTCCACCGAGTCCACGGAGTCCACCGATGCAGCCGCCGCATAGACCGAGCCCGATCCAGACGAGAAACGCCCCGCCGGCGGCCACCGACGCCGATCGCCTCACCGTCCGCGCCTACGTCACCCGCGCCGAGAGCCTCGACGTCGAGGCCCGCACCGTCGAGGCCGTCATCGCCACCGAGGCCCCGGTAACGGTCTACGACTGGACGCGCTACGAGCGGGTCGACGAGATCCTCCTGATGGCCGGCGTCGAGATCCCCGACTCGCGCCAGATCCCCCTCCTGGACGCCCACGGCCGCTGGTCGATCGACCAGCAGATCGGATCCACCCGCGAGATCCGCGTCGAGGGCGACAAGCTGATCGGCGTCAACACGTTCGCCGAGACCGAGCGAGGCGAGACCGCATGGTCCCTGATCCAGGGCGGCCACCTGACGGACAACTCGATCGGCTACCGCGTCGAGGGCGCCGTCTACATCGACCCGGGCCAGACCGCCACGGTCAAGGGGCGCAAGTTCACCGCCGCCGACAACGGCCGCCCGCTGCGAATCGCGACGTCCTGGACGATCCACGAAAACTCCGTCTGCCCGATCGGCGCCGACCCCAACGCGACCAACCGCGCGGACGACGATCGCCCGCCGCACCACACCGCCACCCACCGCACCGCCCCCGCGACCCCCCAACGAAAGGACACCGCCACCATGAACCTGAACGACTACATCCGAGCCCGAGGTTTCGACCCCGACGACCTCACCGACGACCAGCGAACCGCCCTGACGGCCGACTTCGAGGCCGCCGAGGCCCGCGCCACGGCCGACGCCGCCCCGCCGGCCGACCCGCCGGTCGCCCTGACCCGCGACGACGTCAACGACATCCTCGACGCCCGCGATGCCGACGCGGCGGCCGCCCGCGCCCGAGAGATCACCGAGCTGGCCCGGATCGCCGGCGTCGACGAGGCGACCCGCGACGCGGCGATCGGCGACCCGGCGGTCACCCTCGACGCCGCCCGCGCCCGGTTCGCCGAGGTCCTCCGCGCCGCCCGCCCGCCCGTCACCGGCCTCCCGGCGGTCCACGTGGCCCCGGCCGCCGACGAGGCGGCGAGGCGCACCGTCGAGGCCGGGATCCTGATCCGCGCCAACGCCGGCGACTTCGCGATGACTCGCGGCTACGACGAGCAGACCCTCCACACCGCCGAGCGGTCCCTCCGCGGCCTGCGCCTCGAGGACGTGTTCCGCCACGCCCTGCGCCTCGAGGGCCGGGCGATCCCCGACAACCGCTCCGACCTGTACCGCGCCGGGATCGGCACGGCCTCCCTGGCCAACATCGTCACCAACGTTGCCGGCGTGACGTCCATCCAGGGCGCCCTGTCGGCCCAGCAGACGTGGCGCCAGTTCTGCTCGGTCGGACCCCTCCGCGGGTTCCAGGCCGAGAAGATGGTCAAGCTCGACATCGCCGGCGGCCTGACCGAGGTCGGCGACGACGGCAAGCTCTCGGCGGTCAGCCTCGACGACAGCGGCGAGGAGATCACCGGCGTCACGCGCGGCAAGGTGTTGTACATCAGCCGTCAGCACATCATCGACGACCGGATCGACATCCTGACCGACGCCCCGCGCCTCCTGGGCCTCGGGGCCATGAACGACGTCTCGACCGTCGTGTACACCCTGCTCGAGGCTAACGCCGCGATGGCCGACGGGACGGCGATCTTCGCCACCGCCACCGAGACCCTCCAGGAATCCAGCGCCCTGGCGATCGCGACGGTCGACTCGGCGGCGACCCTGATGATGGGCCAGCTGGACTCCAAGAGCCAGCCGCGTCACCTGATGCCCAAGACGCTCCTGGCCCCGATCGCCCTGCTCGGGACCGCCCGGGCGATCTGCTCGAGCCCGGACATCGTCGTCATCGGCGTGGGGGCCGCCGCGGCGACCCAGCACGGCAAGCACGGCTACGGCGACGGATCCATCGCCCCGTTCACCGACCCGCGCCTGACCAGCGCCACGACGTGGTACCTGTTCGCCAACCCGGCCGAGTGCGCCAACATCCGCGTCGGGTTCCTCGACGGGGTCCAGACGCCCACCGTCGAGCCGGTCGCCGCGGCCGGCGACACCCTGGCCGAGGGCTTCCGCGTGTACCTCGACTACGGCGTGGCCGCCGCCGACCGCGACGGGATGGTCCAGTCGACCGCCTGACCGCAGCACGAAAAACCCAACCGACCGGCCGCGTCGGGCCGGGGACCCCGCGACGGTCCCCGGCCGGCGGCCGACGGACGACCGAACCTGACCGACCTTGATCGACCCAGCAAAACCGAAAACGGACCCCTGACCGAAAGGACCAGACCACCATGGAAGCGACCCTCTACCAGGACAACACCAAGACCAAGCGGTACTACAGCGCCTCGGCCCGCACCGCCGGCGACGTCGTGTGGCACGACGGAGAGGCCGGCGTCTGCATCGCCGACATCGCCGCCGGCGGGACCGGCGACATCTACACCGACGGCCAGTTCGACGTCGAGTTCGTCGCCTTCGGCGCCTCGGCCGGCGCCGTCGTCGGCTTCGACAACGACGGGACCCCCTACGGCGGGTCCACCACCGGGGCCGGCACGACCAAGCTCGCCGCGGCCGATTTCATCATGGGCACGGCGATCACCGACGCGACGGCCACCTCGGCCACGATCCGCGTGGACCTGAACAAGATCCCCGCCGACCTGGTGGCGATCCTGGCCGGCCGCACCGTCGAGGCCGTCAGCGGCAACAAGACCCTCGACATCCAGGACAGCGGGAAGATCATGCTCGTCGACACCGACGCCAAGGCGATCACCCTGCCGGCCGTGGCCACCGGGTTCGAGTTCGTGATCATGATGGGCGCCGCCGACGGGGTCAGCATCATCACCGTCAGCCCCAACGCCAATGACAAGATCATGGGCGCCGACCTGGCCGGCGTCGACGACAAGGACCGCGTCCTGACCAAGGCTACGGCCAAGGCCAACGACTTCATCCACCTGGTCTACGGCACCGCCGACGGATGGATCGTCACCCAGGAGCGCGGCACCTGGGCCGCCGAGGCCTAGCGATTGCGGAGTGCGGATTTCGGAGTGCGGAATCCGCGCCCGCCCGGAAGAAAACCCCGCAGCGGGGCCCCGGGCGGTCGGACATGGAGGTCCGGCCGTCGCGGGGCCCACCGCGCGGCGCCGTTAGACGTTAGACCTTGGACCTTGGACCTTCGACATGGTTGCTATCGCCGACATCATGAGCGCCGCCGCCGCGACGGTCGCGACCGTTTTCGGCCAGGCCGTCACGCACACGGCCGCGGACGGCACCGCCACCGCGATCGCGGCGGCGACGTTCGCCGCCGACCCGCCGGCGACCGAGGAGGTCCGCGACGGGCGGGCCACCGTCCGGCGGGCCACCTGCACGATCCCCGCCGCGTCCGTGGCCGCCCCGGTCCGCGGCGAGACGATCACCGTGGCCGCCGATTCGTCCGTCTGGACGATCGTCACCGCCCCGGCCGCCGTCGGCGGCGGCGACTACTGGCAACTCGACCTCAAACGCACCGAACACGCCGAACGGACCCGCGAAGGCCACCGGATCCCGAGATAACCGAATACAGACCCCGCGACCGGGCCGCCGACGAGCGGCCCGGCGGACGCACCCGGCGACGTCAAGACCGCCCGGGCCGAAAAACGAAACGAGGCGCACGATGAGACAGTTTTCCGAACGGATCGCCGGCGACGCCGTCGGCCAGGCCGTCTACGACGGCGGCGGGGCCTCCAGCGCCCTGCAAGTCGACGCCACGGCCGCGGACCTGGTCGCCGGCGGCGCCGAGGTCCTCCACCGCGCCGGGTCCGACGTCCTGGACGTCTGGCTGATGAACACCACCGCCGGCCAGGGCGGGACCCTGGTCGTCGCCGAGTTCTCGGCCGCCACGCCGACCGTCGCGACGATGATCCGGAGCACCGAGGTCACGATCCCGGCCGCCGAGCAGACCGGCACCGTCGACCAGGCCGCCTTCGGCCTGACGACCGGGACCGAGAAAAACGCGAAGGACCCGCTCCGCGTGGCCGTCACGCCCGGGTCCTACATCCTGATCGCCCTGGCGGCCGCCGACGGCGGGACGTTCTACGCCCGGGTCGCCTTCCTGCGCTGACCGAAACCGAAACCGAAACCCGCGAAAGGATCGCCGCGATGCCGAACGCCCGCGTCGGGAACTACCTCTGGGAGGACACGGTCGACAACACGATCACCGTGATCACGGCGTGCCCGGACGACCCGACGAAGGGATGGGCCGCCCGGTCGGTCCAACTCGAGAACGTCCTGCCGATCACCTACATCGAGGCCGGCGAGTTGCGCCCGGCGTGGTTTGGCACCTGGGGCGGCGACGACCAGGGCCCGACGGCCCTGACCGCCTACACCACCGGCCAGACCGGCGACAAGTGGCGCGGGTTCTACCGCTACAACGGCGCCGCCGGGGCCTGGCACGAATGGAACGTCCCGGCCGGATACGACAAGTGCATCGTCTCCTACTCCTACAGCGCCACCGGCGGGACGCTGGCCGTGACCACCGACGCCGGCGCCCAGCCGGGGATCGATACCTCGATCCTCAACGACTCGATCTGGGGCAGCCGATGCCGGTCGGCAACGTTCGACATCGACCTCGCCGGCGACACGGTCCGCATCGGCGGATCCGGCGACGGCCTGGGGATCCGGTTCGCCACGATCCTCGCCTACAACTCCACCGGCACCCCCGCCGACGGCGCCGACGCGGCGATCGTCGGGACCCGCCAGGCGATCACCTACGTCGCCGACGCCAACAACTACGAATCCGTGTTCGCCTTCGCGTACAACATCGACGACGCCGGCGACTACATCGGCGGCCGCCATCAGAACGCCGCGACGTGCCTCCAGACGTCGGTCACCGAGACCTGGACGGCCGACGGCGAGACCTACGACCCCGAGACCCGCGGCTTCACATGCGCCCAGACGGTCGTCCTCACGCGGGCCTCGACCGGCCGCGACGCGGTCACGCCCGAGGACTTCGCCACGATCTCCGAGACGTTCACCTTCGACGGGACGGGCCTCGACTACGCCCACACCTTCGAGCTGACGGCCGAAAAGACCGTCAACGAGCTTTTCGCCGCCGTGGCCACCCTCGACGGCGACATCCGCGTGATCGTCGGCGACGACTGGATCCGGGCCACCGGCGCCGACGGCGTCTCGGTCCCCCTGGCCGCCACCTCCAAGCGGACCCGCCTGGCCGGCGGCCTCGGCGGGTTCTGTTACGATCGCCTCTACACCGGCGACACGGCGACCGCGGCGCCGACGGTCACCTGGACCGACGCGGCGGTCGACTCGGTCAAGTTGTATTTCAACTACGCCGACAACGACACATTCCCGATCGGGACGACCTGGACCAACGGGTGCCGCCTGGCGATCCGGGCCGGCCTCGAAATCGCCGGCGGCACCAAGGTCCTCAAGGACGACATCGCCGACACGAACGGAAACCCGATCGTCCTCGACGCCGTGGACCTCTCGGCCGCGGCGGCCAAGGCGATCGACATCTCCAACGACGCGGCCTCGGCCGTCCGGCGATGCACGATCGGGGCCAACGTCACGATCACCGGCGACGCGGAAAACTGCATCGTCGCCGGCACCGTCACCGGCACCGAGACCCGGTGCATCGCCTCGGCCTCGGCCGGGATCGACGCGATCGGCGTCCCGACCGCCGGCGGAAACTGCGACACCGGCCAGGGCGACGCGACGGCCCGGCCGGGGATCGGCCACCCCGACCGCTACGGCCGGCCGAAACTGGACCCGATCCGCGACGCGATCGGCGACGTGTACCCCCAGCGGCCGAGCCCGCTTAATCTCCTGGCCCCGACCGTCCGGTACGCCGGCGAGATGGTGAGTGCCCCATGACCGAACCGAACCCGACACAGACCGCCGAGCGGATCGACGCCGTCGCGGCCGCCCAGGCCGCCCAGGCCCGCAAGTGCATCAGCAACACCGCCAAGCTCGAGGCGATCCACACCGCCGTCGTCGGGGACCCGATCGGCGGCGAGGCGGGGATCGTCCTCCAGCTCCGCCAGTCGGCCGACATCCTGGCCCGCCTCGACACCACCGTCCACGGCGACGACAACGGCCACATCGGCCTGGTCCGCAAACACGACCGCCTCAGCGGCCACGTCAAGCTCCTGATCGCCGTCGTCTCGGCCCTCGGCGGCTCGGTCGCCGCGGCCGTGATCTGGGCGATCGTGACCCACCTGGCGGGCGGAGGATAGCGCCGTGATCACCTACCGACAGACCGCCGTCCTGATCGCCCTGGCGATCGCCGCCTGCGCGATCCTCGGCCTGGCCGCCGCGGCCCTGGTCTGCCCCGGGTGTTACTGGCCGCCGCATCCGATTGCGGATCGCGGAGTGCGGAGTGCGGATTCCCCGACAACGCACCCCGCCGCCGACGGCCGAAATCCGCAATCCGAAATCCGCAATCCGCAATCGCCCGATCCGGCCGGCGAGACCGCCGACGCGATCGACGCGACCGTCGCGGTCCTGCTTTCCCTCCTGGGCCCGGCCGGGGCGATCGGCGGCGTCCTGTGGGGCCGCCTGCGCCCGGCCCGGACGATCAAGAACCTGGTCGAGTCCGTCCAGGCCGGCCGGAACCGGATCAAGGCCCACGCCCCGCACGTCCTGGTCGACTTCGACGACACCGTCCGGGCCGTCCAGGACGCCGCGACGGGCGCCGCGGTCCGCACCGTCAAGCGCAAGGCCCACCTGCGCTCCGTGACCCACGGCGACCCGCCGCCGCCGGCCCGACCCGAAAAACCCGACCCGATGGACACCGACTAGCCGACCCGAAAAATGACGATCCCGCGCGAAAACCTGATCTGGGGCCCGGTGGCCAACTTCCGGACCCTCCTGGCGACCTGCCCGGCGTTTCGGACGCTGGTGGGCGCCACGACCATCGACGGGGCGATGGCCCACGTCTACACCCCGATCCTCGGGGCCACCGAGATCGCCGGCGCCCGGCCGTTCGCCGTGATCGACCAGGGCACGGTCCGCGACATGACGCGGATCTCGACCAGCGGGTTCTCCGACGCCGGGAGCATCCTGTTTATCCTCGAGGCCGACGTCGCCGACGCCAACACCGCGGCCACCGCCGCGGCCCGCGAGGCCGCCCACACCGCGTTTCTGACGGTCCTCGGCGAGATCCTGGCCGAGATCAAGGCCCGCGCCGCGTCGGCCGACCACCTCCGGGTCCGCGGGATCCGGATGATCGCCGCCCCCGCCCGGTCCGACGACGACGGCGAGGGCGACTTCTACCAGGTCGCGTTTGAAATCGATTGGGGGGACTAGGATGGCCCTCCGCGCGCAGATCCGATACACCGGCGGCCCGGGCGTCCTGAAAAAGGACCTCCGCGCGGCGGCCAAGGCCTCCCTGGCCGTCGTCGGCGCCACCTGGCACGACAAGACCCTCCCGGGTCACTTCACCCCCGCCGCCGCCGGCCGCTACAAGTACCGCAAGCGGACGGCGAAGTACCGCGACCGTAAGCGCCGCGTCCACGGCCACCGCCGGCCCCTGGTTTACAGCGGCGAGATGGAACGGATGGTGACCCGGATGGCCCGCGTGACGGCCACCGGCCGCGGGGCCCGGGTCGCGCTGAAGGGCCCGCGCTACCTCTACGCCTACCGCAAGGCCGGCCAGCCGGACAAGGCCGCCGAACTGATCGCCGTGACCCCGGCCGAGGCCGAGGACATGGCGACGGTCCTCGACCGCGAGATCACCGCCCGCCTGAACGCCAACAAGACCACGGAAACCCAAACGATCGGATAAAACCATGATCCAATCCAGTTACGCCCTCCACGCCGTCCAGATCGGATCGACGGTGATCGGCCAGATCACCGACGGGTCGGTCAGCGACTCGATCACCGAGTTCCTCGCCCGCGACTCGGGCAGCCCCTACAACCGCGCCGCCGGGGTCGACCTCGAGGACGTCCGCGCCACGTTCACCACCGAGGCGGTCAAGACCGCCCTGGGGGCCGCGCCCCTGACCGGGACCGACATCGGCACCGGGGCCAACGACGTCCACCTGTACTTCAAGAAGCGCGCCGACGGCGGGACGTTCGAGACCAACGCCTCGATCACGATCACCTTTACCGCCGGCCTGGTCCTGTGGCGGTCCCTGGCCGCCGGCGGCGACGGCCTGGCGTCGGCGACGTTCGAGATCATCGCCCTGTCCGCCGACGGCGACAACGACCCGTACACCACCGCCACGGCCCAGACCGACGCGGCGTGCACCACCGAGGAGATGTACGTCGTCACCGCGGCCGACCTCGGCCTGATCGGGTTCGAGATCGACACCGGGATCGTCGCCACGCCCCTGCGCTCCGACGGGGAGCCCTGGTTCACCCACGTCGCGATCGACGCGATCCAGCCGGTGATCTCGCACCGCTACCACACGCTCAGCGACCTCGGGATCGGGTCGTGCGGGTCCCTGGCGATCACCGACGTCGCGTCCGGCGGGTTCCGCGCCGCCAACCCGATCACGTTTACCTTCAACGAGGAACTGACCACCGTCCGGAGCATCGGCGGGGCCCCGGCCGTCGAGGAACGGGTCACCACGGCCGTCTACGACGGGACCAACGCCCCGATCGTGATCACCGGACTTTAGACAGACGACACCCCGGGCCAGGCCGCGGCCGCCGGGGCCGAACGAAAGGACGCCGACATGGCCACCGCCCAGACGTTAAGCAACACGACGATCGCCGCCTCGGTCCGGGCGACGGTCGCCAAGAGCACCGACTTCCAGGACGTCACCCAATCGTTTTCCCACGCGGCGGCCGACGCGCTGACCGCCGGGACCGGATCCGGCCAGGCCGACGTGATCTGGGCCGACGAGCGGACCCTCGCGGCCGACGCGACCGAGGACCTCGACCTGGCCGGGTCCCTGGCCGACGCCTTCGGCGACACGGTGACGTTCGTCGACGTCAAGGCGATCCTGATCGAGAACACGTCGACCACCGCGTCGGTGATCTCGATCTCGCCGGCGGCGGCCAACGGGTTTACCGGCCCGTTCGCCGACGCCTCGGATCAACTCAACATCCCCGCCGGCGGGTCGGTCCTCCTGTCCCACCCCGGCGCCGGGTGGACGGTCACCGCCGGGACCGGCGACAAGATCACGATGACCGAGGAGTCGACCCTCGAGGGCAAGTACAAGATCACGATCGTCGGCGCCACGGCCTAGCGCCGCGCCCGACGCGATCGTTTAACGGTCGGCCAACGGCCGACGCTTCCGGGCGCAGCCCGGCGGGCCCGACGACGGGCCCGATGGAGACGAACGATGGCGAGACATAAAACGGTCCGAAAATGCCCCGGATGCGGGAAACCGTACAAGTCCAAGCGCGGATTCGACCGCCACGTCGCCCGATGCGACGCCGCGGCCGACGCGGCCCAGGCCGCCGCCGAGCCGGTCGAGCCGGCCGAGAACCCGACCCCGCCGCCCGTCGAGGCCGACAGCGCCAGGCCGAGCGCCCGGCCCCCGGCCGAGGACGCCCCATCCAAAAACCTGACCTGGACCGCCAACGGGGCGACGTGGACGGCGGCGAGCCCAAAGGTCCCGGGCCGGATCTACACCGTCCGGCCGGCCCCGGTCAGCGGGTGCGTGGCGACCTACACCGGCCAGCGGGGATCGTGCCGGTTCGCCGGCCGGCGGTTCCCCAACACCGACGCCGCCCGCATCGCCTGCGCCGAGATCGAGCGCGACCTGGAGGCCTGACCGTGCCGCGCTTCCTCTACTTCATCGAAAACGCCCGGGCCGCGACGGCCCAGACCCTCACCGACGCCGGCCTCGATTCGGTCCTGACCGATCCCCCGGCCGGCGGGCCTACCTCATGCCGGGAGTCGATCGCCGGCCCGGGCCCGGACCGCCGCGGCGGCATCGTCGTCGCCGCCGGCGGCCCCGGCGCCGACCTCGGCTACTGGCCCGACGACCAGGCCTGGACGCCGATCCCCGGCCGCGCCGGCGTGTTTCTGGGCCTGCCCGCCGAGGGCCCGCCCCCCGGTCCGGACGACCTGGCCCGCGCCGAGATCATCGCCGGGCCGCGAATCGTCCTCGGCGACGGCCGCGAGTGGATCGTCCCGGTCGCCCGCGTATTCCCCGGCGCCGTGGCCCTGCCGTCCGCCCTGGCGATCGGCCCCGACGGGTCCCTGGTCGGCGAGGTCCTGCCGCGGTTCGCCGCCGCGTCGCGCATGGCCGACCGGATCTGGGACGCGATATGCACCGCCCACGGCGCCCCGGCGGACCCGGAGCGGCCGACGGTCCTGGACGACCTCGAGGCGTTCGAGCTCGCCGTCGCGATCCTGGCGATCAACTACCGGATCGCCGCGGCCGAGGCCTCGGCGCTGCGGATCCTGACGACGACCAACGTCCCGGCGGTCCTCGAGGCCTTCGTCGACTGGCCGACGTGGCTCGCCCACGCAAAAAAAAACGCGCCGGTGATCGCCGAGGCCGACAACGAGAGGCCGAGCGGACACCCGGCGACCACGACAGCCCCAGCCGAAAAACCCGAAACGCCCGACTCTGGATCGCCGGCCTCCTGCCCCGGTCCTACGTCCCGACCCGAGGCGAGATCGCCATCCTTGACGACGTGACCAGGTAAACGGAAAAACGATGGGAACGGTAAACTTCAAGCTCGACGCCGAATCGGCCAAGGCCGTCGGCGCGTTTCTCAAGGTCGTCGACGCCCAGAACAAGGTGACCAAGGCCACCGGCAAGGCCACGCGGGCGACCAAGGCCCAGGACGGGGCGATGGGCCGGGCCGGCAAGCGAGCGACGAAGGACCTCAAGTCGATGGTCCTCAAGTGGGGCGGCGTCGCCGCGGCGATCGGCGTGGCGACCAAGGCGATCACCGCCCAGATCGCCGAGGCCAAGCGCCTCGAGGCCCAGACCGCCAAGGCCACCGTTTCGATCACCAAGGCGATCGCCGGGGCCGGGGACCTCGGCGTCGCCGGGCGCGTCCGCGGGATGATCTTCCAGGAGGGCACGACGCTCGCCCCCCAAGAGGGCGCCCAGATGTACTCGGCGATCCGCGGGGCGGCCCCCGCCGCCGAGTTCGGCCGGATCAAGAGCCTTTACGGCCAGGCGATCTCCGCCAAGAAGGCCGGGTACTACGGCGGCGAGGCCGAGGACGTCGGGACGGCGCTCGGGACCCTCGGGGCCCTCCTGCCGGGGACGACCGCCGGCGACGTCCACGACATCGCCGCCTACGTGATGGGCGCCCAGGGCCGCCACGGCCGCAAGATCTCCCGCGGCGGGTACAAGGCCGTCCGCCAGATGGGCGCCCTGGGCATCGGCGGCGAGACCTCCCTCGGGTACCTCCTGGCCGGCGTCCAGACCGAACAGGGCGCCTCGGCCCTCCAGGCCCTCGCCGGCCGACTCGGCGAACAGCGCACGATCGCCCCGGCGGCCTTCGGCAGGAAGGAGACCGCCGGCCAGATCGCGATGCGGCGGTTCTACGGCACCGCCGACGCGACGGCGCGCCTCGGAATGGTCCAGGCCGACCCGGCGCTGCGGGCGCAGTTGTTCACGACCCAGACCGCGGCCGTCGAGGCGATGATGGGCGGCGCCGGCGGCTTGACCCCGGCCGAGCACACCCGGCGGATCCGCCTGGCCCAGGGCCGCGACTACGCCCGCCTCAATCGCGAGGTGGCGATGGCCGACCCGGCCTGGCGGAACTACATGGCCAACGAGGAGTACCGCGCCGCGGCCGAGATCGCTGAGTACGACTCGGACCTCGGCCGCCGCGGGGCGACGATGACCCGCCGCGGCTACCAGTACCGCACCGCCGGCGTCAACCCGTTCCTCCGGTCGGCCTACGAGAACCTCGCCGAGGCCAAGAACGCGCTCGGCTTCGGCGACGTCGACGCCGACCTGGCCGCCGGCGAGGCCGACGTGTCGGCCCAGAAACGGGCCCTGGACCTCTCGACGGCCCGCGAGATGAACGCCGCCGCGACGAACTTCCGCCGGGCGAGCGATCGCCTCCCGGCCCACAACGCACACGGTGAGCGATGAGACAGATCGGCGACAGGACGTTCACGGTGATGACCGGCCGGCCGGGCCTGGCCGGCGAGGTGGTCGAGGAGATCCCCCGGGCCAAGGGCGAGGACCACCACCGCTACCTCCTGACCGGCACCGAGGCCCCGCCGTCGACGATGGGGACCACGACATTCTGCGCCGACGCCGCCGCGGCCCGGGCCGAGGCCGCCGCGTGCAAGGCCCTCCAGGGCGCCACCGTCTCGATCACCGACGCGACCGGCGAGGTCTACGACAACTGCGCGATCCTGTTCGTCGCCCCGACCCCCCGCGCGTGCATCCACGAGGGGACCGCCAAGTGGCGCGTCGACACCGCCTGGCGGATCCGCAAGGGGGCGGGGTGATGGGATTGCGGATTGCGGATTGCGGAGTGCAGATTGACGACGTGATCGCCGGCCGCTCCGACGGGTGCATCCTGACCGGCGATTGCCTCGACATCATGGCCGATCTACCGGCCGGGGCGGTCGATATGGTATTCACGGATCCGCCCTACGGGCACAACAACAACAACGGCGATCTGATCCACCGCTGGGAGGAGGCGCTTGGCCGCGGAAAGAACACGGCAGCCGACGCCAGGCCGATCGCCAATGACGGCCCGGATCCACAATTCGCGCGGTGGTCGCTCATGCTCGACGAAGCGGTCGGGTTCAAGCAAATGATCGTATGGGACAAGGGCGGCCTCGGGATGGGATGGCACTACCGGCGCAGCTACGAGACGGTCTTAGTCGGCGAGAAACCCGGCGGGCCGTGCAAGTGGTACGGTGGCCGGCGGATCTCGAACGTGGTACGGATTCCGAAGATCATCCCCCGGGCCGACCAGCATCCAACCGAAAAGCCCGTCGCCCTGGCGACGGCCTTTATCCAGTGGCACACCCGGCCGGGCGACGTCGTCCTGGATTGCTTCGCCGGCGTAGGGACGACATGCGAGGCCGCCAAGCGCCTCGGCCGCCGATGGATCGGGATTGAGATCGACGAAGATTTCGCCGCCAAAGCACGCCGGCGCCTGGCCAGCACGCCGGCGCCGCTATTCCAGGCCGCGGCAGAAACGCAACCCGCCGACGCGACCCTCCTGGAGGTCCAGTAATGACCACCGCCGCCGTCACGCGCCCGATCGTCGAGACCCGCGAACACTGGACCGACGAGTGGATCCTCCGGCCGGACCTCAAGCCGATCTCCGTCCGCGCCATCCTCGCCCCGGCGATCGGCACCGCGACCCTCCGGTGGCACTACGGCCAGATCGACGACAACGACGGGGCCGGCCGGGCGGTCGTGCCGCCTCTGGACCTGGTCGGCCACTACGTCCGGATCGCCGACCCCGGCCCGCCGATCACGCCGATCTGGCACGGCGTGATCACCGGCGTCGCCGACGCCCCGGGCATGGCCGACCTGGCCGAGCCGACCGGCGTCCAGGTCCTCCAGGCCCGCGACCTGGCGTGGATCCTCCACCACTCGCCGATCGACGGGTCGGTCGTCGAGCTCCTGGCCGCCGCCCAGACGATCACCCGCCGCCTGACGTTCAACACCCCGCACGCGGCGGGCCTGGCCGTCCAGGGCAACCGGTCGTCCACGAAGTACGCCGCCCCGTCCGGCCGGACGTCGTACATCTTCAGCGCCGATGGGGAGACCTGGACGGCCCAGGACATCGCCGAGTACGCCCTGGCCTGGTACACCGACAGCGACCTCGCGGCCGACCTGTCGGGCCTGGAGACCAACCTGGCGGCCTTTACCTCGGCCGTGGCGCCGATGCCGACGGTCGGGGCGCTGCTCGACGCGGTCGCCGCCCGCCAGCGGGGCCACGCCTGGCGGGTCGGGGTCAACAACGACAACACGGTCCTGGTCGAGATCTGCAGCGCGTTCGCCGACGCCGTGACCGTCGGGGCGACCACCCTGGCCGCCTCGGCGACGATCATCGACCTGGAGCGGTCCAACTACGACCGGGTGACGCTGACCACCGACGAGTCGGTCCGCTACAGCGAGGTCGTCGTCCGCGGGTCCCCGATCCTCCTGGTCGGGACGTTCTCGTTCGACGACGCGACCCTCGACGAGGCCTGGACGGCGGCCCAGGAGACCGCCTACGAGGCCGCCACCGAGCAGAACCGCAAGGACGAGAAATACCAGTCCGTTTTTACCGCCTACCGGATCCCCCCCGCGTCCCTCCCGGGCGGGCCGGTGTGCAACGACGACGGGACCCTCGCCGCCGGCCCGGCGAAGATCCTCGCCCACGGAAAGCAACTCCTCCCCCAGATCCCCCTCCGGTTGACCGCCGACGACGCCGACGCCCCGGACGATTTCCGCTCGCCCCTGGTCGTGATCGACAACGACCCCGGCGGATCCACGACCTACGAACCGATCGACAAGCTCGCCACGACGGACAACCGCCGGCCGAACATGACCGTCGTCCCGCTCGACGGCGAGCCCGGGATCCGCGTGATCGTCCACCCCAACTACATGCTCGGCCGCAACCACTACACCGACGGGGCGTCGTTCGAGTGGCCCGAGGCCTCGGCCGTCGACTACGACACGATCTACGCCACGGTCGCCTGGTACAGCGACGAGGTCCTGGCGGTGACCGCCGACATCGGCGACGGCGTGGGGGGGACGCTGACGATCGACGTCCCCGAGGCCCAGTGCTGGTACCGCCTGGCCGACACGATGGTCGGCGTCGCCGGCGGCAGCCGCACCGAGGAGGCCGCCGCGGCGACCCTCCGGACCGACGCGGCGCAGCTCACGGCGATCGCCGCGATGGCCAAGGCGTGGTACGGCCGCGACCGCCGCGGGGCCGAGGCGACCCTGGCCAACCTCGACTACCAGGACATGATCGGGACCCTCCTGGGCTCGTTCATGACGCCGGCCCACGGCCAGGACCTCGAGGTCCAGTCGGTGATCTCCGAGGTGACCTGGGACTTCGACGAGGCCACCACGACCCTGAAAACGGACTTCGCCGAGCTGGACTTCGCCGGCCTCCACCGGTCGATCGCCGGATCCGGCGGCGCCGCCGGCCCGGGCGACCCGGTCCCGACCGCCCGCCGGACCGGCGCCTTCCACCCGGCCCGCCTCGCCGGCCAGGTCCCCCCGGCGGCCGCGGCGGGATTCGCCGCCGGCACCATGTGCCCCTACGGCGGCAACACGGTCCCCACCGGATGGTTGATCTGCGACGGCGCCGCCGTCAGCCGCACAACCTACGCCGACCTGTTTACCGCGATCGGAACCCTATGGGGCGTCGGCGACGGATCCACCACATTCAACGTCCCCGACACCGGCGGACGGACCGTCCGCGGCTGGAAAAGCGGGGATGCGACATTTGGCACCGTCGGCAACACCGGCGGCGTGGCGACGCTCGATCTCGACCACTACCACGGACCCTACGACGGCGGTCCGTCCTGCATCGGCGTGACCAGCGGGTATGACGCCTTCTGCTGGGACTGGACGACGAACACCAGCTCGCCCACCTGGACCGGGACAAGCAACCCGCCCACGATCGACAAGCCGGACGGATCGCACGAGGTGGACAACCGCGGCCCGTGGGGCGGGGCCAAGTGGATCATCAAGACATGACCGCCCGATTCCAGCCCGACGAATGCCTGGCCGTCATCGCGGCCTACCCGGACCTCCAGGTCGCCCCGCAGATGATCGCGTGGCTCGGCGCGATCGGCGTCGCGGAGATCCAGGTCCACCGCTACGGGGACGGCCGGATGGACTGCGGATACAACTCGGGGGTTCTCGCGGCCCTGGCCAGTCGCTACGACGCCTTCATCTTCGCCGACAAGGACATCTGGCCGGGGGCGTCGACCGCGGCGTTTCTCGCCGCCTCGGCCGACCTGGTCTCCTGCCAGTACGACACCGGCCGCGGCGCCGAGGCGTGGGCCGACGCCTCGGCCTTCCACACCGGCCTCTGGCGGACCCGGCGGGCCGTCCTGGATGCGGTGGGGCCCCGGCCCTTCCAGTGGACCCTCAACGACAAGGGGACCGAGGCCTCGGAGTGTCTGTGCCGGCCGTTCGCCCGCCGCGTCGCCGCCGCGGGATTTACTATTGCCCACGCCGGGACCGCCGGGCACACACCGCGGATCCCGTCGGCCTTGCCCATGCGCATGATCCTGACGGCCCCGCCCCAACCGAGCACCGCCCAGACATAAGGCCCGCCCCATGGACCCCACGGTCGACATCGAGTCGGCTGATTTGATTGTGCGATCGGGCGAGCACGCAGAGCACCGGACAACGGTCCGCCTGGCCGGACCCCATACCGCCCCGATCCGCCTGGCCGGCCTCCTGAGCCCCGGTGACGACCCCGGCGTTTTCTACGAGGTCGGCCACCTGGTCCGCCTCGACGCGGCGACCGCCGGCGGGACCCGCGCCGAGGTCCTGGCCATCCTGGCCCGTCTCTGGCCCCTCTTCGAGGCCGCCGCGGACGGGGCCCCGATCCTGATCCAGTGCACCCCGGGCCACACGCGCCTCTGGCGGCGGGCCCTGACGGCGATCGGGGCGACCGTCGAGGTCCTCCGCTCCGGCGTGAGATACCGCGGCGACGTCGGGCCGTCCGGCGACGACGACCGGATCCTGATCGTCACGCGGCCAGGGGATAGGGGGTAGGGCCGACACCGAGAGGCCCGGCGGCCCCCCGCGCGTCGACGACGGCCCCACCCAAAAATCATCCGATG